GCTGCTTGGTCGATAGCACCTGCACCCATAGAGTACAGTTGGTCACGATACCTAGCCAAGAGAGGATCAATCTCATAGCCAGCCGTGCCCTTATTGGTATCAAAGTAGCCAGTACCAAAACCAGAGGTCACGCTGTAGGGCTTAAACTCAGCATAGGAAGCTAATTGCTGTCCTAACTGGTTCTGAGCTTGAGCAGCCTCTCTAGCTGCATCTCGTGCTGCATTAGCCGAGTAAAAACCAGCACCTGCTTGAGCTAGGTCGCCCCAAAAAGAACCTGATTGTTCTGCCATTGTCTTATCCTTTAGTATGAACCACAGTCCACCGACAGACCATCAATAGTCCCTGTGAACGTAGGTGAGGCTGTGTTAGCTTTGGTTGCAATCGCTGTTGCAATGGCATTAAGCTCATCGGTGATGTCAGAACCACGTGCAATCTTTTCAGCATCTCCCGGCAGGAGTGAATCTTTTGCAGCAAAGTCAGTGATAGGTGTATAGTTTGCCATTAATTAATCCTTCCCGTCTTAACGAACAGGTCTAGTCGTTGAACACTCAATTCTGCTCCATTGATGGTTGCTTCAAAGAAGATTTGAATGGTCTTACCAGAGCCATTCGCAGGGGTGTGGACTTTCTCCACGTTGATACCTGCACTCCACTCATTAACACCCCATTCACCAATTCCCCATGCCAGTAAGCCTGAGTCTTGGATTTCCAAATCGTAGAAGAAGTTAGCACCACCATAATCTGTACCCGAGCGAATCGTGAAAGGTTGTCCCTTACCCCCAATCACCACAGCATTGATTCGTTTAAGAACCTTAGTCATGGTGCTGTCTTGGAAGTCAATGTGGGTACTGGCATACCGCATACGGTACGACACACCTCTGTCCTGATACCCTGAATATTTACCGATACCGTCTGGTTTACCTAGATAGACCGATTGGTCACGGGTGCGGGTAAAAGCAGTAATTGCATGACTCACCCACCGTGTTACCCTTGCAGAACCATCATCCAATGCTCTTCGCATATCCAAACAGTACACAGTACTCAGGGAAGGGAAAGACAAGAGATAGAAGGCTTCTTTCTCAGAGTACACACTCTTGATGCTGTTGTAGTCAGTTTCAGCAGTTACATAACCAGAAAGGTCATCTCGGACATTACGGGTCAAATCACGCTGAGGCAGGGACTTCTCTTGAACCACTCGACCCAAGCTCCGCACACCTTCGTGGGACAGGAACAACAGGTCAGTGCCTGTATGCTGAACTGAATCCCGAGCAAGACAACCAACACCGTCAATCACATCTGCCAGAGCAAAGGAGTCACTGATAGGGTTGATAGCCCCATTGTAGATAACCGTGTTATACTCACAGAAGATAATCAAGAAATCATTGTGTGCTGCCAGAGCCACAATACGGTCTACGTTCTTAGGCAAGACAGAGGCAATGTTCAGAGTACCGCTGGTTCCCCCTGCAAAGGCAGGAAAGTTGGTATCTGCAATATCGGTAGACCAGTAGACAGTCGATCCATCGTGCACCCAGAACCGTCCATAAGCAGCTAAAACATCGTTAGGGTAGCTAGACGCATAGGAAGGAGTATGAACCTTGTAATCGGTTAGCTCTTGACACTCTGGGCTTGCTGCCTCAGAATAAATCAAAGGTGGGTGGTCTTCTTGAACAATCAAAGCAACATCGTTGATAGTTGCTGCTTTCCAATAGTTAGCAGTAATAGTATAACTCATTGGGGTCACATCTGTCAATACCCCAGACACACCATTTTTAAATATTTTATTATTACCACCACTAAGGATGGTCAATGTGTTGTCAGCATTGGTGTGCTCATGAAGAAATTGAATACTCTCTCCTTCAAGTTCATCATCACCGTCTGTTGTCTGCATCGTCCAGCCCTTACGTGCCCCTAGACGACCATATTTATCAATGACACAATTATCAGCAGCCAGCGAGAAGCTGTTAGGCAGGGAGACACTGCTGTCTTGTGTGTTCAACCCGGAGAAGCCCGGAGCTACCACAGAGATGCTTTGTAATTGTTTCATACTTCACGCCAAATCAATTCTTCAGGGTGTCGGGCTGAGTCAAGAGCAATCTCATCGCTCAGTGCTGCTTGTGCTTGTTGGTATGCCCACTGACTTGCGTTACCTCCGTCTTCACCTCGCTCCTCAATCGCCATAGCCTGAGCTAGAAGGACGATAGGGCGGTAGGGGACGATAACCGTGTCGGTATCCGCAGAAAGGTCAGGGCGGCGCTGTACCACGTTAAACCGAAGGGTATACACACCGTCAGGCTTAGGGTAGACATCCACCTGAGTGTCTCCGTTAATGTCCACACCGTTGAAGCTGTAGTAGGCAGGACTACCAGTATTAACAGCCCCATCCAGCAAATAGGCTTGGTCAAACCAAGAGGCAGTCTGATAGTGCATAAACCAGTTAGAGGTGTCGTTCAGGACGTTCAAGACCTCAAAGCGGTTGTTAGAGCCAGTCAGTACATAGTTAAAGACATTAGCCTGAGTGGTCACTGTCTGAGTGGTACGCAAAGAAGACCAGTCCCATGCTTGTTCAACCATCCGCTTGGCATCGTTGATGAAATCCCCTACCAGCCGAGGATATGTGTTTTGTCGGGCCGCGCCCTGAAGTGTGGTAACCTCGTTCTCACGAAGCCTACGCAACACCATGTTAACAAGTTGTAGATAGGTCATGCTGTTCTCTTTCCTTATTCGTTAGGGAAGGTATACAAAGGAGGCTCTTTACGTAGGTCAAAGGTAACAATTACAGCTACCGTGGCTCCAGCCTCAGTCAATACCTTCATTGAGTCACCAGACTTAAAGACAACAGAACCGTTGGTGAACTGCACATAAGTCTTAGCGTTAACAGTAGCTTCCTTCAGGATGTATATCTTGTGATTAGAGTCATGCTCATGCTGCCAGTAAACTGATACGTGTTTGTTGCCTGTACCGTTGTTGGTTACAAACACCATACTCACATCAGCCACATAGCCATTAGGGACAGTGAACATCTCAGTAAGTGTGTTGGCAGGGATGTCTATCCCGATGGAGTGTTTCATGGTGGTTTAGCTCATGTTGCCTACGTCACGGTCTGCTTGGTCTTGGTTGGAGTAAGAACTACCGCCATCGAAGGAAGTACCATAACCACCGCCGAAGTCAAAGTTACCACTGTCAATACCTACCCCCGGTTGACCACCGTCGAAGGACGTACCTTGAATAAGAGAGGTGTTAATAGGCCCACCAACAGCTACGTTAACGTCACTACGATAAGCATCGTAGTTAGGATCGTTGTAGAAAGTAGCTGGAGAACCGGGAGCGTAAGTCACACCACCAGCAGGGAAGTCACTACGATAAGAATCGTAGTTAGGGTCGTTATAAGCGAGAGCAGCAAGGTTAGGATTGGTAGGGTTAAACAACTCACCACCAATTTGTTGCATCTCTTGTCCATACTGATTATAAGCGCGATCACCCAAGTAATCAAACACTTTAGGAAGGCCATAACGAGCTAGGACACCCACCACAGGATTACCTGTCAACAAGCTAGTAACCCCGCCAACAGCATTAGAATTATTCCTGATACCAGATGCTAGGTCTCGATAACGGGCTGCGTCAGTCAGAGAAGACAAACCGTTTCTAGGAGAGGAGAAGGGGTTACCAGTGAACGGTTGCTCAAAGCTGCTCTCACCACCTCCTTGGTTACGCTTGATGTATTCGTCACCAAACAGACCATTCACCACGCTAGGCTTAGTCTCTTGGGCAGGTTCAGTGAACAAGCCTCTGTTAGTGAAGACAGGCTTCTTCCTGTTTGCTATTAGATAATCAATAGCAGCTTGAAATGAATCTTGTTGTTCCATAAGACCTCTTATTGAATACCGTTGTGATAAACAGTCTTACTGTCAACCTTGACTGCTGTCAGGACTTGGTTCTTCAGATTCTTAGCATCGTAAGACACATGAACCCATCCACTATCTGCCACACCCTTACGGTAGAATTCAAGGATAAGCTGTGTAAACTTCATGTTGTCACGAATGTACTCAGCCAGTGCCTTGTTATCCATATTCAACACTTCAATATCAGCAGCTTGGCCTTTGCAGTGGTCAGAGGTAGCAGAACCACCAATGGCCTTATTAACCGCAGGACTACGATAGCCAGAGGTCACAACGATAGGGCCAAGTTTGTCACGCAAAGGTTGCAAGACGTTATCCACCAGTGCTTGAAGGCTGTCAATCACCTCCATGCTAGGGGTGTTGTCCAAACCTTGTCGGGTAGCAGCCTCAGATTTAGAGAGTTCAGCAACAGAGAAGTTTGTAGATAGTTTCATGGTTTCTTAGCCTTCATATCAATAATCTTCTCTAAGGTACGACCACCAAAGTAGAAAGACATAACCAACATACCCCACTGACCAAGCAACGTCACATAAGCTTCATTAGCTTCAAGGTCAAAGGCACTCATCATTGCAAACACAAAGTAGCCCACGAAGATGGCTACAAGGGTCATAGGACGGATATTCTTACTGAGCCATGAGTCAGAGGCCATGTCAGCAGTATGCCGTGCTGAGAGGTTGTTTTGCTCTGTCTCATACAGCTTGGTGTCATTGGCAATCTTAGCCAACTCACCGTCTTGAGCAAGCTTAGCCAACTCCAACTGTGCCCGAGCTTTAGCTTCAGGATCAGGAATTAGTTTGTCTACCAGCTTACCGCCAATCTCTAGGAGTCCTGCTAATGGAATCATTCTGTACCTTCTTCTTTAGGGGCTTCTGGGGGCTTCTTGTTCATCGCCAATAGCGTACCCAAGGAACCAGTGATAAACGTAGCCAGAGGCGTAATGAGGGCAAAGAAAGCCTCATCGTTGGGAGCCATAGCTGTCATCGGCTGGGTCACAAAGACCAAACTAAACAAAACTACTCCAACGATACCAGCCAGAGTAAGTGACAAGGTTACACCAATGATAAAGCGAAGCAGAGCATCATAATCAGTTTTCATTCTGAGGTTCTTTCAATAAGTATTTGGTACAGGTTCCATCAGCTTCACAAGCAGGAGGCTGACACGAAGGAGAGGAGTAGTTAGCAGGGTCTTGACACGGATAGCGATACCTGTCTTGACACCCAACCAAGGCCAACAAGCCTAATAGAAGTATTGTTTTCATACGCTCCTTGAATACCAAATAGCTCCACCAATAATAAGACCTAAACCACCCAACAAGACAATAACAAGGATAATCATAGCTGTGTCCTTAATCCTGTCGATGATTCTTTGCTTCTTTAAAAACTTCTGACGCTCTGCTTCTTCACGCTTCTTCTTAGCCTCTAGCTGGAACTTTAGCCAATCTGTCCACAGACCTGCTCGGCCTTGGTAGATCATCATTTCACGTAGTTCTTCTTCTTGTTTCTTGAGTTGCTCTAACGCCATGAACTCTTCAAGATCACCTCTAAGTAACATAGGTAGCCCTCCATTGATTAGCAAGTTCTGCAAGCATTATTTAGCCTTTAATTTGAGCAATCATCCATGCTGCAAAAGCACCTACTGAACTGGCGATGGTCATGCCCATCCAGAACCCACCACGGCCCTTGTTGGCAAGGGCGAGTAGCTCTTCAATCTGGCCTTCCATCTTGTCCAGCTTCTTGTCAATGACCTCGAACCTTCGCTCGTAGTCGTTGACGCGCTGCCACATGGCTCCATACTTTATGGGGTCAATGTCAACTGGCTCCATTTACTCACTCCTGTGTCTCAGCAGGTTCAGGGGTGTTGCCCTCGGCCAGCCAGCGTTGGTATTCCTGAAAATCCGTGTTGGCGGGGTCGAAGGGGATGAAGGCGTTGTCGGCGAGGCGCTTGATGCACTGGGCTTCTGCGCCTGTTAGCAAGTCGTTTGAGATTTTTTGATACATAATTAAAGCTCCGCTGATGCAGTCCAGAATCCAGCAACAAGCAACGCTTGCCCAACAGTCCTGCCAGAGACAGTCATGTTTGCAGAAAACGATGTAGTTCCAGTGCCGTTTTGGTTGGCGCTTTGAGAGCTTGCAGAAGTCCAAGCAGACCCGTTGTAGTAAGACCAGATATTGTCTGTGGCACCAGTTCCAGTCGATTTAAAAAACGACAGTGTTGGGGACGCTCTTTTTTGCGTGGTGTAGTTAATTTGCAAACCAATTGCGGTTGAAGAATACGCAGCGCCAACAAGACGGTCGCCTTGAGTCACGCTGTTTGACGGAGCCACTTCTTGTGAGAACGACTTCTCGTAATACCGCTGACACAACGCCAACTCAGTCCCATAGGGTCTGCGCTCAAAAGGCGTGGCGACTGAGCCAGCTTCGAGTTGGACTCCGGTGATGTAGAGGGTAGCACCGTTAGTGCCAGTAACATCAACAGTACCAGTGACCCCATAATATCCATTAGCTGACCAAGAACCAGCAGAACCTTGATAAGTTGAACCCGTTCCAATAACAAATTGAAGCACTGGTCCTGCACCATTATTTGTAACCCATGTTCCCGCTGTTGGACCAGCAATAGTTACTGTTTTTTGTTCCCAAGTGTTTGCAGATGAAATTGCGTATGTAAATGGATATGAATAATTAATCGCACCGTTACTTAAAACGCCACCAAAAGTCCCTGTAAGAGAACTACGCACCCAAAATGAAATAGTTACAGTTTTTGCGTTAGCAGTTCCCCATGCTAAATCAGAAGCGTTAAAACCTTCAATTTTTTGTGCAATGGATTGAATCATTCCAGCAGTAACAGCGGATGCAACTGAAGAAGTTATGCCCATATAATTAGTAAAACCTGTTGGCGGTGTAACAGAACCAGCGTTTTGTTGAATTGTAAATCTGCTAGATACCCCACCAGTTTCAAAAGTTAACCATCTATCCAATACATAAATGTTTGCATTAGTACTTGTGTAAGCAGCACCAGCGTTCCTCTGGTCAATCCGCATATCGGAATTTATCAGGCGGTTGCGAAAGCCCTGCAAGCTGTCCGCTGTCGGGGTCATGCCGTTAATCTGGGCGGTGTTGCCCCCAGCGGCGTTGGTGATGGTATTTACTGCTAGTGTGCTCATGCGAGTTGCTCCTGATCTTGTTCTGGCTCTGGCTGTGCCGCCAACCATGCGGCGTACTGCGCCTCGGCTTGTGCGACTTCTTCGGCGGTGAGCTCGACCTGCGTCACTTCACCCGTTTGGACGTTTACAACTGTGCGGTGCATAGGTCAGCCCTCATAGAGAATGTTGATGGTTCCAGCGTCGAAGGTGTCTGTGCCGTTGACTGTGGTGATGCGTACTCGGTCGAGGGTGCCGGAAAGGGTTTTATTACCCCCAAACAAAGCCGTAAAATAATTAGTATTTTCATACATACAGCCGTTAGCTACCCACGTATTTCCGCTAATAACTGTAAGAACTAGGCTGCCTTGATAAGTTGCGCCAGCAGAGTTACTAGTTCTGATACCAAAACCCGTTGTAAACGAAGTTGATGCGAATGCACTAGAGCCAAAACTACTAGTTCCAGCGACATATCCTGTTGTCTCTACCCCGCCAGAATCCCCTAGCTGCACTTGAATTATTGAAGTTCCGTTCGTGCTCACACCGCTGAACATCACCGTGATTCGTTTGACCCACGATGGGATGCCGGTGAAGTCGATACTCGTGCCGCTTGTAGAAGCAACAGCCGTGGCTGCGGTGATTGCACCGCCTTGAATGGTTTTGTTCGTCAGCGTCTGAGTGGCTGTAGTCAGCACCATATCCCCGCCAGCGTCGGGTAGGTTAACCGTCCGGTCAG